GCGCAGTCTGGCAATGTGGGCTACCTGGGGGGGCTGACCGAGGCAGAGCGTGCTCAGCTCGTGTCTGAGGCCCGCTCGACGTTCGCCGCCCAGCTGGAGGCTGAGCACGAGCAGCGCACCCTCGCCGTGCTGAAGGCTCGCCAGGCCCGGCAGGCGCAGGTTGGTAATGTAGGGTTCCTCGGTGGCATGACCGAGGCAGAGCGTGCGCAACGCAAGTCCGACGCCATGTTCGCTTTCGGGTCTCTGCCGGTCACGCCTGCGGCCGGCACGCCCGTCTCGCTGCCTACCATCCCGAAGGGTCACAACGACGCACTACGCGAGATGAACTCGCTGATGCACGAGGGCCACTCGGCAGCGCGAGGCCTTGCCGGGTCGATGGGTGCCATGTGGCTCACCTGGGGCAGCCTGGTGCCGCTGGTGGCCGGTGCAGCCATTGGTGGCATGCTCCGTGACGTCCTGAAGACCGGCAAGGACGTCGAGTACCAGTTGGCTTTCGTGTCCGCGCTGAGCGACAACACGATCGTCCGTGTTGAGCGATTCAACAACGCCATCGCCGGCTCGCTGGCGGGGCCGACCGAGGCTGCGAAGGCCATGCGCGGCTTGGCCCAGAACGGTTTGACCGTGTCGCAGTCGCTGTCTGCGCTGCCCGCTATCCTGGCGCTGGCCACGGCCGGCGAGATGGACCTTAACCAGGCGGCGCTCGGCGCCACCGGCGTGATGGCCGCATTCAATATGCAGGTTACCGACCTGGGTCGGATTGGCGACGTTTTTGCCAAGGCCGCCGCCTCGTCGAATACCAGCGTGGTTGGCATGGTTGAGGCGATGAAGCAGGCATCTACCGTTGCCGACCAGTTCCACGTCAGCCTCGAAGAGACGGCTGCATCGCTGGCTGTTATGGCGAAGCGCAATATCGAAGGCTCCGCTGCAGGTACGGCGCTCCGCAACATGATGACCGAACTTGCAGCCCCGTCCAAGAAGGCGCGGGATGCGATGAGTCAGATGCACCTGGAGGTGTTCGACGGCAACAAGCAACTGCTTGGATACACCGAGATCCTGAAGCGGCTGAAAGGGGCGACTGATGGTCTAAGTGAGAAGGGTCGTATTGCGTTCCTGGGCGACATGTTTGGTGAACGCGGTGCTAAGGCGGTCAATGCACTGCTGTCGGATCTGGATCTGTTCGACAAGACCCTCAAGGACCTGACAACCAGCGCTGACGGGTTCTCGCAGTCGGTAGTCGATGCGCTGGGTGAGACCACCGAGGGCAAGGTGAAAAAGCTGATGAGTGAGTTCCATCGCTCGTCTGAGGAAGCATTCACTGGCATCAACGGCGCGCTTAAGGGTTTCATTGACAACACCCGCCTGTTCGTCACCAGCGACACATTCAAGACCTGGGTGAACAACCTGGCTGAAGGCTTTGTGCAGCTGTCGCGGGCGATTGCAGAAAACGGTGGGGCGATCGGTGCTCTGGCTGCTGCGTGGGTAGCGTTCAAGGCAGGATCTGCTGTAGCCGGACTTCTGGCAACGGGCTCGGCTATCGGTACTGTCGTCAGTGGGGCTACGACGCTCGCCGGCGTGGTTGCCACCTTGATGGCCGGTATGACCGCAGCTGCGGGCGTAGTAGGCACGGTGGTGGTAGGACTCGGGGCTTTGGCGGTTGTAGCCGGCGTCGCTTACGGTGCGTACAAGTTGCTGCACACTGAGGTAAGCGCGCACGCTTTGGCTCTGGAGGCCGAAGCTGCAGCAGTTCGACTCAGCAACCAGGAGTCAAAGGCCAAAACAGAGAACATGACCAAGGAGAACGCACTTCTTCTTGAGATGAATTACCTGATCTGGGAAGGTGTTGACGCACTCGAAGCACGTTCGATTGCTGAGGGTAACGCTGAGAAGGCGACTGCAAAGTCGATTGAGGCAAAGCTCGCTGTCGCACGCAAGGCCGTGTCTGACGAGATGGCCGTGATTAAGGGGTTGGACCTCGCCGGCAACCCGTTCTCCAGCCAAAGCAAACTCGATTCGGCTAGTGAGAACCTGAAGCGCTACCGTGCAGACGTTGAGGCGCTGACGACTGCACTGGAGCGCTCCAGGCAGGCTTCGTCAGCCATGACCGAAGGTCGCACGGTTGCTGAGTGGCAGGGTATTGCCCGCAAGATCCAGGACGTCAACAAAGAGGTTGATAGGTTCAACAACAGCGACTTCGCCAAGAAGAACAACAAGCGAGTGGAACGCCTCGATAGCTCTGAAGTGATGCTGCAAAGCGCCTTCAACGCTAACGACTCGGTCTCCAAGAAGCGTGCTGAAGTGAGTTCTGTGGCCGGGAGCTATACCCCTGCGTCGGGTCAATCGCATCACGACACGTTCGGTTCACACCTCTCCGAGACGGTGAAGCGTATCCATGAAGAGCAGGCCATTCTCAAAGAGAACATCAACTTCTGGAACGAGTACAACCGGGCCAAGTACAGCAGCAGTCAGTACGGTGCAGAGGTTGCCAGCGTTACCCAGCGCGTGCTGGCCGAGCAGGAGATCACTGCGGTTATGGCCGACCAGGTCTCGCAGGTGGCGAAGCTCGAAGCCATGCGCAAAGAGGCGGGTGGCGACAAGGAGAAGAATCGCAAGATTGACTCCGAGATCGAGGGTCTCAAGGCTTCCAACAAGTTGCTGGCACAGAAGCTCACCCACCTGGCCGCCATCCGCGACCTGGAAGCAGCCAACAAGTCGGAAGCCGACGCGATGGGTGCGCGCAAGAAGGTCGGAGAGCTTGAGTCTGAGCTGGATAAGCAGAGGGGCGACACAGCCCGCAGTTACGCAAGTAAGTACGAGAGCGCCCCTGACGCTGCAGCCAGCAAGGCTGAGGCCGCTGCACGCGAGTCGGGCCGCAAGCGCATCGTCGACGAAACGACCCAGATCAATGAGCTGGAGCGCTCGCGCAACCAACTGCTGAGTGAGCGCGACAATCTCCAGTCTCGCCTGCAGGCTGCTACGTCGAGCGGTGCCTCTGCCCAGGTAATTGACAGCATGCTCCAGGAGCTGTCACTCAGTGACCAGCAGATCGCGGCCAACGATCGCAAGATATTCAGCAGCAAGGAACTGCTGGAGGCCTACAAGGCCCTGACCGAGCAGCGTGCCGCTCTGGCCGGCGAAGAGGCCCGGGGCCTCGCCACGCAGGCTGAGTCGGCTGAGGCGGGCTGGGATCGCTTCTGGAAGAAGTACCGTGAGAGTGCACTGACCAACGCGGCCATCGTGGAGAAGGCCATGGAGAGCACCACGTCGCACATGGGCGACGCGATAGCCAATTTCGTGATGACCGGCAAGCTCAACTTCAAGGATCTCGCTCGCAGTGTGTTGGCCGACCTGGCTCGTATGCAAGCCAACAAGCTGATGGCTCAGCTCCTGAATATGGGGCTCAATTTCGTCATGGGGGCCTTTGGTGGAGGAGGGGATGCTGGCATTGGTAATGCCAGCCAGTCGTTGGACAGTAGCGGCTACGCGATGCTGCACAGCGCCAACGGTAACGTGATGACTGCACGAGGCCCCCTGCAGCTTGAGAAGTACGCCAACGGTGGTGTGGCCACCGGCCCGAAGCTCAGCCTGTTCGGTGAGGGCTCGCGCCCCGAGGCGTATGTACCCCTGCCGGACGGTCGCACCATCCCTGTAACGATGCAGGGGGGGGCTGGTGGCGGCAGCATGATGGTCAACATCACGGTGCACGTTGAAGGCGGCACTAGCAAAGTACAATCTGACGGAACTGGAGATAAGGCAGGTAAGCTGGGCCAGATGATCGAGCAGCAGGTGACGGCTGTGATCGTGCGTGAGAAGCGCGCTGGTGGCTTGCTTGAAGCCGTAGGACGCTGAGATGCCAACTTTCAACTGGGTTCCCGACCAGGGTCCGACTCAATCCACCAAGGCCTCGGTCAACCGGGCCAATTTTGGTGACGGCTACTCCCAGCGCGTGCGCGACGGCATCAACAGCCTGACGGAGACCTGGAAACTCAATTTCACCCTGCGCACCAAGGCCGAGATCGTCGCCATCGACGACTTCCTCAGGGCGCAGGCTGGGGCGACCTCATTCACGTGGGTGACACCTATGGGTAGAAGTCTCAAGTTCACCTGCGATACCTGGGAGGTCAGCGTCAACCATGACCTGGACTCGTCGGCGTCGATGACCTTCAGGCAGGAGCACGAAGCATGAACATCCCGGAGCTGCTCCAACAGCTTGACATTGATGCTCTGGTAGAGCTGTTCGAGGTGGACACCACACCGATTGGTGGCAGCGACCACTTCTACTTCCACGCGGGGACGAACAACCTCTTCCAGCCCGTGGTATGGCAGGGCGTCACCTACAACCCATTCCCTATCGAGGTGGATGGCTTCGACCTAAGCACCAAGGGGACACTGCCACGCCCACATCTGCGCGTGGCCAATGTAAGCGGGATTCTTTCTGCTGTCGTGTCGGCTTTTGACGATCTGGTAGGAGCCAAGGTGATACGTCGGCGAACGTTTGCTCGCTTCCTCGACGGTCAGCCGACAGCGGACACGGGTCAACACCTTGACGACGACATCTTTTATGTCGAGCAGAAGGTGTCAGAGACCAAGAACATGGTTGAGTTCGAGTTGACCTCGGCCATGGACCTCCAGGGCGTGCGACTTCCCAGTCGAATCATCATGGTGAACATGTGCGGATCTGAGTACCGCAGTGCGGAGTGCAGCTACACCGGCGTCCAGTACTTCGACGTCAACAACAACCCGATCAGCAGCATCGCCAAAGACGTCTGTAACAAGCAGCCTAGTGGCTGCAAGGCACGCTTCGGTGAGCGATCGGTCCTGCCCTATGGCGGCTTCCCTGCCAGCAAAGCCTACAAGTTCTGATGAGCATCATCACTGAAATGCTGCAGCACGCGGCTGAGACCTTCCCGAACGAAGCCTGCGGCCTCGTGGTGACTCAGGGCAAGAAGTTCCGACTGATCCGTGCGGCCAACCTGTCGCCCGAGCCCAAGGTCTCATTCGACCTGGACCCCAACGCGTGGCTTGAGGTTCCTGACGGCGAGCAGGTGATCGGGATCTACCACTCGCACCCCAACGGCACGCCAGAGCCCAGCATGGCTGACCTCGCCGCGTGCGAGGCCAGCCAGCTGCCCTGGCACATCGTCAGCTACCCGGGCGGCGGCTACCAGCTCACGCAGCCCAGCGGCTACCAGGCGCCGTACCTTGAACGCCCCTACGTCTATGGGGTGATGGACTGCTACACGATGGTCCAGGACTGGTATAGCCGTGAGTATGGAATCTGCCTTCCCAATTTTGAACGAGGGCACGTCTTTGATGAGCGAGGCGGCGATCTCTACGAAAAGAACTTTGAAGCCAATGGCTTTGTTCGCCTGATCGACGCGCCCCTGCAGATCGGAGACGTTCTGCTGATGCGGGTGCTTTTCTCCCACTCGAATCACTCGGCAATCTTCGTCGGTGGCGGTATGATCCTGCATCACGCGGGTGGTCGCCTTTCTTCCAAAGATGTCTATGGCGGCATGTGGGAAAAGCACACCACGCACCACCTGAGGCACAAGAGCAAATTCTGATGGTTGAGGTCCGACTGCACGGTGAACTTGCCAAGTCCTTCGGGATGGTTTGGCACCTGGACATCGCCCGCGTAGGTGAGGCCGTGGCTGCGATCGACACGAACCGGCCGGGATTCCGCCAGAAGCTCCTTGAACTGGCTGACCGGGGGATGGTCTATCGCGTGCGGGGGCGCACCGCTGAACGTAGCCATGACTTTGGCGACGACGATCTGAACCTTGTGCCCGGCAAGCTGGTGCGCGTGGACATCATTCCGGTGATCCTCGGGGCGTCCGCTGGCTTCAGGTTTGTCGCAGGCGCCGTACTTGCTGCGGTCGGCTACTTTTTCGGGTGGACCGGGATTGGTGCGGTTGTGGGGAATATTGGTGTCGGCCTGATGGTCGGCTCTGTTGTCGAGTGGCTGACACCAAGGCCACCGAAGGCGGATTCCTCAAAGAACGGCATGCAGAGCTGGTCAATCTCCGGCCCGACGAATACGGTGGACCAGGGACTTCCGGTGCCCGTCATCTACGGTGAAGTTCTTACGGGCGGCTACACGATTAGCGCAGGCCTGACGGCCTCCGACTACGTGAGTGAAACCGACCGCTCGGTAGACACCCTTATCAGCGGCAATGCTGATCAATACGTGAGTACTGGTGGTTCAGGTGTGTTTTCGGCGAGCATCCAGCTCACCGGGCACGCGACGAACATGATCGAGGCGACGAACTACGTCTGGACCGTCACTGGCTTTGCTGGCGCTTCCGTCGTCGTGTTCGATGATGACTCGGCAACCGTGACTATCGCGGTAACACCGCCTGCACTGGCGATCAATCAACGTATCGTTCTGACTGGTGTTGCCAAGTTTGCAGTGACAGGGTTTCAAAGTGAGAACTCACGAGACGACAGGTGGGATGGACTTGCTCCCCAGACCTACAGTGTGAGTAAGGCACTGACCCTGACGTTTGACTCGACCGTGCTGGGGGCTAGCCCAGGCAGCACTGACATCCGTGCCCGCTTGAGCGTGCAGTCCGCAGGCTCAGGGACGCTATGACCGAATCGAATCGAATCCGTGGCGCCGGTGGTGGCAAGAGCGGTGGTGCCGGTGGTGGCATCAGCGAGTCTCCCGACACACTATCGTCGCTGGCTCGCGCCAGGTTTGTCGACCTGGTGGGGGAGGGCGTCATCGGTGGGCTTGTCAACGGCGACTCATCGATCTACCTCGATGGCATACCCCTGCGTGATACGAGCGGCACGCCCAACTACAAGCCGTTCAACTACCTGACCACCAACGGTACGCAGAATCAGCAGCCTATCCCGGGCTTCTCAGGCACGTCGCAGGAGAACGAGGTTGGGCTGATGCTGCGTCAGTCTCAGGGCAAGATCATTCGACCTATACCGGACAGCGATGCGGACGCTGTGCGCGTTACCGTGGCTGTATCAGGGCTCAGCACGACGTCGCAGGAAGGCAAGATTTCTGGCAGCTCCGTGGCGTACACGGTGTGGGCTCGCAAACTTGGATCGCCGACCTGGGTGTCCGTCTACCTGGGCAACATCGCCGGCAAAACGGGGGCACGTTATCAACGTAGCACCGAGATCAACCTCAAGTCGACGCTCAACACGACTGGACCTTACGAGGTTGCGGTGGAGCGCACGACCGCCGACTCGACGAGCAGCCTGGAAGTAAACCCACTGTTCTGGGATAGCTATGCAGTCCTGAACTATGAGCAGTATTCCTATCCCAACTCGGCCCTGGTCGCAGTGGAGATCGATGGGCGCTACTTCAGCAGCGTCCCCTCACGTGCGTACCACGTCAAGGGCCTTCTGGTACGCGTGCCTGCCAATTACGAGAACGGCAGTGCCGACGCTCCTGCAGGTAGCAACAAGTACGGCACGACCGGCCCTGGTACATCGAACGGTGGTTGGGACGGCACGTTCAAGACGGTCTGGTCTAACAACCCGGCGTGGTGCTTTTACGACCTGGTAACGAACTCGCGCTACGGCCTCGGTAAGCGTATCAACGCTAGCCAGGTGGACAAGTGGGAGCTTTACAAGATTGGTCAGTACTGCGACGAACTGGTGGCGAGTGGTCTGAGCACAAACCTGTTTGAGTTCACAGGCACGGCCGGTGTGCGTGCTGACGGCTCGAACATATCGGGTATCCCTGTTTACACCGGGCCGCTGGAGAAGCGGTTCTCGCTTAACTGCGTCATCAACACAGTCGATGAGGCGTACCGGGTGTTGAGCCAACTGACCTCGGTATTCCGTGGCATGGGCTTTTGGGCGTCAGGCCAGGTAGCGCTGACTCAAGATAGACCGGCCGACAGCCTGAAGTTCCAGTGGACCAATGCCAATGTGATTGATGGCATGTTCACCTACTCGGGATCGTCACGAGCTGAGCGTCACACGGTTGTGACGGTCGGCTGGAACGACCCGGGGGAGAACTTCAAGCAGAAGTTCGAGTACGTCGAAGATCGTGACGGCATCGCCCGTTACGGTGTTCGCAGCACCGAGTTCACGCAGTTCGGCTGCACCTCCCGTGGCCAGGCCCGCCGTGCAGGCCTCTGGATGCTCTACAGCGAGCGGCTACAGAAGGACGTGGTCTCCTGCAAGGTGAGCATGGACAGCGCCCGGGTTCGCCCCGGCGATGTAGGCTTGGTGGCTGATGCCAACCGCACAGGCGCTCGCTGGGGTGGTCGCGTGGTGTCGGGGACGACGGCTGGCGTGGTGCTCGATGCCCCGCTGACACTGGAGCGCGGCAGCTACACCCTGAACATCACAGCGCGGGACGGTAGCGTGGTGGCGCGAGGCATCAACGTGCTGACCACCGCGACCTTCACCGAGCTGCTGGTGAGCCTGCCGTTCGACGAGGCGCCGGCCACGATGTCGATCTGGACGCTGGCGTCCACGGTCGTGACGCCAATGCAGGTGCGCGTGGTCTCGATGCGCCAGTCGGAGCCGAATATCTGGGACGTCACGGCGCTTGAGCATGACCCGAGCAAGTATGACGCGATCGACTGGGGTACAGCGTTTGACCCCCACAACTACTCGTTCCTGAGCTATAGCAGCGTCCCCAAGGTCACAGGCCTTGTCGCTGTCGAGAACTCATACAAGCCGACTGTTACTTCGGCAGTCGTAAGTGACATTTACGTAAGTTGGGACGGCAAATCGGACCCAACTATTCGTGGCTATGTGGTGAAGTTGAAGTCTGCCAACGAGGCACGCAACCTACCCGAGCAGCGTGATCCGTTCCTGACGATTGCCGGCGTGTCGGTGGCTGTCTACACCATCTCAGTGTCGGCAGTAAACGTGATCGGCGTCATCGGCCCGGCCACCGAAGTGGTGCTCGATGTCACGGGTATTGACGGCACACCACCTGGTGACGTCGAGAACTTCCGTGCCGAGTTCGATGTGGGCAACGGCCTCACCCTGTTCTGGGATGACGTCAAGGACTTCATCGATTACTACGAGATCCGTGAGGCCACTGAGGAGACTCTGGCACTGCTGAACGGCGGTTACACCGGACGAGCCAGCGTCGGCGCCGTCGCATACGGTGAACTGAACAGCAGGTTCCTGTGGAGTGCCACGGCGACCAGTCGCTGCACGGTCACGGTGTCGGGTGTCGCCGACGTCGTCGTACTGACGAGCCACCCATACCCGACGTACTTCGAGGACAACCTTGACATCACCCATGGCCTGACCAGTGCGGTATTGCGTGACCCCGTGATCCTGGACGAGATGACGTTCTCGCACTCGTTCCTGGCTGGAACGTTGACCAACGTACAGCAGAACTACTCGATACCGGCAGAGGAATTGGAGTTCTCGCATGCGTTCCTGGCTGGCACATTGATCAACGCGCAGCAGAACTACAACAACTACGCAGTGGAAGAGCTTGATATTACCCACGGCCTTTCCTCTGGGGTATTGACTGTTGTACAAGTGAACTACAGCAACTACGCCATTGAGGAACTCGACATTACCCACGGCCTGACCTCCGGGACATTGACATGAATATTCTGAAGCGCAGCATGGTTGAGGCCGAACTCAACTCACTTGTCCAAATGTCGGGTGAGTTCCGACTGGTCGTTCGCCGCCAGGATGGCAGCATCAGTCGTGATACAGGCTGGTTTAAGAATCTGATCCTGGACTCTGGTCTCAACAGAATGGGTACAGGTACGGCTATCTCTGGTTGCGCTATCAGTACAGGTACTGCGACCCCAGCAGCATCTCAAACCAGCCTGCAAGGGACTCCCGTATTTACGTCGACACTATTCGCCCAAACTGCTTCCGCCGCTGCTACCTATTTCAGCTGCGACAGAACTTACCGATTTGCAATTGGTGCCTTGAACGGGAGCTATAACGAGATTGGTGTGGGCTGGGCAAGTGGCACGATGTTCTCACGTGCACTTATTGTGGATGGTGGGGGTAACCCCACGCCACTTCCCGTGTCAAGCGCTGAACAACTTGATGTGCTGTATCGCTTGCGATGGTATCCGCCGACTGTTGATACCAGTAATTCAGTGACCATCGCTGGTGTTGCCACTACGGTTACTGGGCGGTCTGCGTGGATGAATTACGCAACCAACTTCTCGGATAGGCCACTGGGACTCGGTTACCCCGGGTCGGGGGGTGTAAACGGTGATTACGGTTACGTATTCAACGGTGCGATCGGAGCTACCACAGCAGGCCCTGCAGGTACACAGCTCGCTGCGTCAGCGAGGTCCAACGACGTCTACGTGAACAACTCAAATTCAATGGCGTGTACGTTCACCTGGGGTACGGCTAATGGGAACCATGCCGGGGGTGTTACAGCTATGTCCAATTGTTGGGTACTCCTCGGACTGGTATTCCAGTACGGGTTCTCTACTCCCATTGCCAAAGACGCCAATAAAACCATGACACTGAAAACCAGCGTCACCTGGAGCCGCAAAGTCTAATTGCTCGAATACCACCTGGAACAAAGAAATGCTCATTCTCCCAAAGCACAAAGACGTAGAGGTCAGTGGTCTGATCCGACTCGCAGGTGAGTTTCGCCTGGTCGCTCGTCGCCAAGACGGCAGTATCAGCCGTGATTCTGGCTGGTTTGACAACCTAATCCTTGACTCGGGTCTAAACCGGATGGGTACAGGTGTAGCAATCTCCGGCTGCGCTATCAGTACTGGCACCGCGACGCCAGTAGCGTCACAGACGGGTTTGCAGGGGACGCCCATTTGGACGACGACAGTTTCAGTTTCGACTGCTGGTGGAGCTAGCAGCGGTGCGCCGTATTACTTCTCCGCAACATATACCTACCGTTTTCCCATCGGTACGTTGAACGGCAATTACAACGAAGTTGGTGTGGGGTGGGGCAGTACGACCATGTTCTCGCGTGCACTAATTGTGGACGGCGGTGGTAGTCCCCTCTCATTCCCTGTGCAGCCCACGGAACAACTCGATGTCGTGTACCGTATTCGCGCGTACCACGCTACAACGGACACCACCGCCAATCTCACTATTGGGGGTGTGGCTACGACGGTTACTGGGCGGCCGGCAAGGTTGACAAGTACGTCGAATATCAATTGGGCACCACTCGCAAGTAATATTGGCGATAGTGCGGTTGCTCTCCGAGGGTCCTCGAACCAGTACTACCTTTACAACGGTGCCCTAGGCGCTGTAACTTCCTCACCCTCGGGTACGTCATCTTCGGGGTCTACCTACACCAACGGCGCTTACTCCAACAACAGCTACTCTGCAACGGGTTCAGCCACCTGGGCAACAGGTTACGGGAACGTGGCTGGAGGCGCTACAGCAGCTGAAGTCTCCTGGAACGGTATCAGTGCATCGTTTCAATACGGATTCGCTCCAGCCATCGTCAAGGACAACACTAAGACCCTGACGCTGAACTTCACAGTTGGTTGGGGGCGTCGCCCATGAGCCTGCCTCAGAACGAGTTTGCATTGGTTGCGACACCTTCTACGCTGTTGGAGCCCGACTCGTTCGAGCGCGCAACCCTGACTGTGGACTATGAGCGTGGGGGTGCTGCAGTAAGCGACTCTTCCCAGGGACTGAACGTCGACAACTGGAAGTGCTGGTTGGTCGGCAACGAGATCCGTGTGGCACGCATGACGGACCTGGGCAACTACACAGTTATCGCTACTGTGGCAGGTGTGCTTGAGCTGGCGCTCAGCTTCGATCAAAACATGTACCCCGTGGTAGCGTACATGACCAGTGCCAGTTGCTTTCTCTATTGGTACGACTCCACGGTTGGACACCCGGTCACGTCTGAGTTTGCCGGCTGCATATCACCCCTGCTGACGCTGGACGACAAGCGTGATTCGCAGACGGCGGCGAGTGACGTGATGCTCTTCTATGCACGCGCAGGCTTCGCGTACTACCGCATGCAGCGTGAGCGTTATGCGACCGAGCACGCGGTGGCGCCGGCCCAACCTGTGATCCGACTTGCTGTGGTCGGTATGAGCGCAATCAACCGGCTGCAGCTGCACATCCAGACGGCGCTGCAGCAGAAGCTGGCCGGCGCCATCAGCGCTGCGGCGACAGCTGTGGCAGCTCTCAACGCCCCGAAGATCGCCAGCCTGGCCGCCGCAGCTGTGTCGTCGGCCACGGCCTCCGGCACGATCCCCACAGCGTTCCCCAGCAACCTGGCCATCCTGCTGCACGCGGACGGCGCCGATGGCTCCACGACCATCACCAACTCGGCGACGGGTGGCTTCACGTGCACGATCTCTGGTGCGACCAATACGGCGGCGCTGTCTACCGCGCAGAAGAAATTCGGCAGTTCGTCCATCGGCTTGCCAGGCGGCGGCTCCAGCTCGGTTGCCTGCGCGGACCCCCAGGGCACGCGGACCTACTACAACCTGGTGGCCGAGGGCTTCTTCTACGCCCTGGACACCTCAGCGCAGAGGTCCACACTGCTCAACCTTGGACCTGATGTCGCGTTCCCCAGTCAGGGCAACCTGCTGATCCAGCGCATCAACAACCAACTGTGCATCCAGCAGGGAAGCAACGTCGTGTTCATGCCCACGTCGACGCCGAATTTCGTCGAGCAGACCTGGGTGCACGTGCACGTGAATCTGCAGGGTGGCGTTGCCCGAGTGTTCCTCGACGGCGTACTGCAGCTCACGCACCCGATGGTCGGGCAGAACATCCTTGAATTTGGCTCCCTCACTATCGGGCGAGGGGCAGGGGTATTAAACTGGCACGGGTTTGCCGATGAGTTCCGATTCAAGATCGAAGCTGGCCCGACTGCAGACTTCACACCACCCACCGCACCCTACGCCCCCTGACCATGGCATCACTTGACGAGACCCTCGCCGCAGCCTGGGACATCTCCCCCACTGTGGATCTCATCAAGGCCACGTCGAAGCTTATCGGCGGGACCAGTTCGGGTGAGCACATCTTCTTTATCAAGGCTCGGGACACCGCTGGCAACTACAGCAAGCACCCGACCATGCTGCGCGTGGTGGTGCCGCAGACTGAGCAGCCGTTCATCCGGTACAAGATCGTTGGCGCGGACGAGCAGTTGAGCTGGGGTGCGCCCACTGCGGCATTCACAATTGACGGATATGAAATAAGGGAAGGCGCAACGTGGGAAACCGCCACCTACATCGGTCGCGTGAAGTCCACGGCGTACACGCGCAAGGTCGACTACGCGGGCTCCCGCACATACTGGGTTGCAGCGGTCGATACCTCTGACAACTACGGTGTGCCAGGTCACGTAACGACCAGCGTGCTTGCCCCAGGCGCAGTGATGGGGACCAGGATCACGGACGTGGACAACAACGTCCTGATCTTCTGGGTGCCACCCGCATCGGGATCGTTGCCCGTCAGCTATTACGAGGTGCGCAAGGGCGCCGCCTGGGCCACCGCTGTGGAGCTTGGCTCAAACGGCAACTCGACATTCACCACGGTGTTCGAGCAGTCGGCTGGCACCTACACCTACTGGGTGGCAGCCTGTGACAGCGCCGGCAACCTCGGGCCGGCTGTGTCGCTCACCGTCACCCTGGGCCAGCCGCCGAACTTCAAGCTGAGGGCCACATACGACTCGACCTTGGCCGGGGCGGGCGTGACCCTCAGCAATCTCGCCTACGTCAACGGTCGACTGATCGGCCCCCTGGCGACCGGCGAGAGCTGGCAGCAGCATTTCGTCAACAACCTCTGGGCGTCGCCTCAGGCTCAGGTTGACGCCGGCAAGCCTCTCTACTTCCAGCCTGGCGTTGGGTCTGCGAGCTACACGGAGGTCAAGGACTTCGGTGAGGTCTACGTCCAGTCGCAGATCCGGGCCTCGATGGACTGGCAGGTGGAGATGCTCGGCGCCGGAGATGCTCCGAGCGTCTCTGTCACGGTTTCCTGGAGCCTGGACAACATCACTTGGACCAGCGGCCCTGCCGGCGTCAACTCAGTTTCCGGGACCAACTTCAGGTACGTGAAGGTGGTGGCGACCGTGACCAGTGCTGGCAGCGTGGTCTGGCTGAACCGACTCAACATCCAGCTCTTCAACAAGCTGGTCACGGACAGCGGCGCGGGCACGGCCGGCGTCGGCGGCACTGTCGTGCCTTTCAACATCACCATGACCGGCTGCGATACGCCCATCGTCCAGCCGGCAGGCAGCACCCCACGAATCCCGGCTGTGTACGGGATCTCGCAACCCAACCCCACAGGGTTCACCGTGAAGATTTTCGACGTCAGCGGTGCTGACGTCGGCGGTGCGTTCTCCTGGACCGTCCGAGGCTTCTAATGTCCACAATCGATCTCTCCAAGCCTGTCCCGACCGATGGCTACATCGCCCTGCTGGCAGCACTCAATGACGCCCTGAAGAGCTGTGCGGCCCTGCTTGACCCGAATGTCGTCACGTCGGTGGTCAGCCCACCGGCTGGCACCAAGCGAGTCAACAGCGGCCTCTTCGAGCAGTTCAACGGTGCCAGCTGGGTCGAGTACGCGATGGTCTACGCGAAGCTGGCCAGCCCGACGTTCACCGGCACACCCCTGGCGCCCACGGCGGCGGTGGATGTGAACACCGACCAGATTGCCACGACCAAGTGGGTGATGAGTCAGGGCTACCTGAAGTCGGCCACCCTGGGCGCCACCTATGCGCTGGTTGCGAGCCCCGCGCTGACCGGCACGCCCACGGTCAACGGACTTGCAGTCGGCTATCTGGACATCCCGCCCAATCAGCAGGGCGCCGCCTATACCCTTCAGGTGGCCGATCGCGGCAAGAGCATCGACAGCTCGGGCTCGCTGATCACCGTTCCCGACAACGCGGCGCAGCCGTTCGGCGTTGGCGCCACCGTGATGCTGACCAATGTCGGCACCGGCACCTGCACGATCAGCAAGGCTGCGGGCGTGACGTTGATCCTGGGTGGCAGCGGCACCCTGACGGGTGTGGCCAGCGCATCGCTCAGCGTGGCGGGCGTGGCCACGTTGCGCAAACTGGGTTTGAACACCTGGATCATTGCCGGCGCGGGGGTGTCCTGATGATGCTCATGTCCCCCCTGAGGGGTAACGTCGCCGGTGGTGGTGGGGCGGTGGGTGGCGGCACCGTGCAGGATCTGAACCGCAGCTACACGGTCGAGGCCCGTAACAACGCCACACTGACCGCCTGGTTCCTGCCGAACGGGAAGATCCAGGACGGCGCCTTCTACGATGCGCTGGGCTGGTATGAACCCAACGTGTCCAACATCGGCAACAACTTCTACCTGAATGGTCAGCAGATCAACGGGCCGGTGGCGGTGGGCTCGGTGTCGTGTTCGGCTGCGTCGTCGCCGGCCACTCAGGACTTCTTCGTGGTGCTCAGCACGGACGCGGCGGGTGTGAACGTCGTTGGGGCCGGAACAATCACACTGACCGCGATTGCCTTCGAGGCGGGTGGCTCTTGAAATGACGCAAACGTAAAAAAGGACGCTAGAATCTAGCGTACAAACCAGAGAGACTTTGCGATGCAGGACCCTGACCTGACTGTTCCGGTGCTGACAAAAATTGGAACGGGGGTCCTCGGCTCGATTGTCAGCCTCCGGTTCCTCGCTGGCTCCCTTTTCGAGCGCATGTTGATGGTCGTGGGTGGCGCAACGCTGAGCTACTTCGGGACCAGCTTCACGGCCAACTACCTGAGGATGCAGGCCTACGAGGGCCTCGTTGGCTTCCTCATCGGGCTCTTCGGTATGGCTGTGGCGACCAAGGTGTACGAGCTGCTTGGAGCACTCGACACCAAGCTGATCGCAAAGGGTGCCTCTTCACGCATCAAGAAACTCTTCTGAGGGCTGACATGGAGAGCATCCAGAACCCTGGCGCGGTATTCAGCGTCGTCACGCTGTTCACCCTCGCGGCGATAGCCATGCTTGGTGTCCTCCACCCGGTCTATGACGACACCCTCTGTCAGAGGGTGTCCCTCAGCTTCATCTCCGTGTTCAGCATCGCCCAGGGCGTCGCCACGCTGGACTGCAAGCCGATCGATTACCTGACTGCCGACATCCTGGCTGCAGTCACTGCCTATGCCGCAGCAACCCTGCTGAAGCGCTGGCGCCAACTCCGTGCGAGGTCCAGATGTTCTCAGCCCTTTTCTCGTTCCTAGGTGGCACTGCGTTCCGCTGGCTGATCGGCGAGTTCGTCGGTTACTTCAAGGCCAAGCAGGATCACGCGCACGAGCTTGAGATGATGAAGCTCCAGGCCGACCTGGACGACCGTGTTCACGCCCGCAACCTTGAGTCGATCCGCGTGCAGGGGGAGGTGGGTATTACCACCATCCATGCTCAGGCCGACGCCGACATCGCCAGGTCTGATGCTGATGCGTTCGTCGAGGCTGTGAAGTCGGTATCGCTGAAGACCGGCATCGCCCTGGTCGACGCGTGGAACGGGGTGATCCGCCCCGCGCTTGCAACCATCTGCATGGCCCTGTGGGTGCTGGCCCTCTACAACCAGGCGTTCAAGCTGACCGATTGGGATCGTGAGCTGATCGCTGCGACCCTGGGCGTGTTTGTCGGCGGCCGGATCAGGAGCAGCCAAAGGTGAACGAGCTGCAGGTTCTCCAGGTCGCTGCGGGGATCTGCCGGCACTTCGAGGGGTTCAGGTCACGGGTCTATCTCTGCCCGGCCGGCGTCTGGACCATCGGCTACGGCTCGACGTTCTACGAGGACGGACGCAGGGTAGGGCCGAAGGACCCACCGATCACCCAGGCACGTGCTGAGCAGCTGCTGCAGCACATGCTGAAGGTGAGGTTCCTGCCGTGGCTGAAGAAGCTCTCACCCAAGCTCAAGGGTGAGGCCCGCGCTGCAGCGCTGCTGGACTTCCTGTTCAACTGCGGCCCGGGGGCCTACCAGGCTTCCACGTTGCGCCGGCGCGTGAATGCCGACGACTGGGACGCCGCCTACATCCAGATCCAGAAGTGGAACAGGGTGAAGGGCGTCACCTCCAAGGGCTTGACCAAGCGGCGCCTGATCGAAGCGCTGATGTTTTTCTGACCCCTGTGGTGGGGCGTTTAACCCCCGCTTCGGCGGGGGTCTTTTTGTGTTCAACTGACGGAAAGCCTAGAAGGCTGAACTCAGGGGCATGAACATGAAATTCTTCATCACCACACTGGCCCTCTGTGGCGCGCTTTCAGGGTGTGAGACCACGCCCATAAGCAGCGAGCTGGCGAAGCCAGTTCCCCCTGATCGCGTTATCACTCAGATGCCTGAGTCGGCTACCAATATGGTGAAGCTGGTCGTGACCCGTGACGAAGGACTGCTTGGCGCAGGACTCAGGACCAGACTGCTATTCGACGGTAAGAGTGTTGCCATATTGGGCGTGGGCGAGACCCACACTTTCTACACGCCTGCTGGTGAACATATAGCTGCGATCGTTCCTGAACCCAGTTTCGGTGCGTCACTCCGGGAGTACGAAGTGACTGCCAGGGCTGGCAAGGTTGGGCGCTACAGGATCACTATGGGATCTGATGGTCCAAGATTCCAGCCGACGCTCACACCTTAGGCTCGATGAGGTGCCAGCTCAGCTCTTCAGCTTTGCGGCGCGTCTCGATGTGGGCCTCACCAAAGCCTGACGCCTCGCGCTGCAGGTGATCAATCGTCTGTTGAGCATCCAGCAGTCTTTCAGTGTAGAACTGCTCCACCCAGGTGTGGTCAAACACAGTCCGACCCTTGGGCGTGCCACGCTCGAACAGGGTGCTGGGGTCGCGGGTGCTCACCACGACGCACTCAACCTTGAGGTTGCGCTCACGGCAGAGATCGGTCATCCGCCGCGCCTCCTGTTGGTTCACGCAGGCGACCCGATCACCGTCCTTCAGTGAGGCCAGGAGTGATGTGGTTCTACCCGTCCTGCGAGAGGACTGGTAGAAGGTGTTCAGCATGCCCTGTACGGCGTTACCAATTCCGAAATGGTCCATGATTTGTTCTCCGTTTAACTAAGCGTTCGTTGATAGTTGGGCCGGCAATGACCTGGCAACTTCGGCAGCGTCATTGACGTAGTAGGTATCGCGCAAGAGGCGGATGTCCTTGGTTCCGATGGCGTGTGACAGTACCAGCACATCCACCAATTTTGACAATCGGGTGCAGGCCTCATGCTTGGTGTCGTGGAACGTCAGGTCCTCAACACCGGCACGGTCGCGGATCTTGCGCCACATGGCGTCGCGGTTCTTGTCGTTGATCCCGACGATGTACGGGGGGCGGGTGAACCCCGGCGCGGGCTCCTGCCCTGAAGGCATCGCCTTGATCAGCTGGTCGAGCAGCTGGGTAGCACGGGTGGTGAGCGGCACCTCACGAGAGGCCGCCACCCTGCCGGACTTCGACCCCTTGCGTCCACCCACCTCCAGGGCAGTCACCTTGGCCACCCGGTTGACCTTGTCATAGTCCCTGGGACGCAGTCGCAGGATCTCGCCTGAGCGCATGCCGGTCTCCAGTGCGAACAGGAAGCAGGCGACGACGCGGTCGCTTTGGTTCGACAGGGGCTGATCGACGCGATAGCCGCCCGACAGGCACAGCGCCTGGATCTCCTGCTTGGTGAGCAGATCACGGTTGCGTGATGGCCCCTCGGGCGGCCGAGTAGCGCCGTGGCAGGGGTTGACCTTGAGCCACTTGAGCGAATCCACCGCATAGGTGAAGGCTGCCGACCACAGATTCATTTCTCGATTCACGGTGCTGCCGGCAACCTGGCGCTCGACGCCGTTGCGCTTCACCACCTCTTCGCCACGCTTGTTCATCCACTCGGTCATTCGGTGCGGCGTGATCGAGTCGATGCGCTCCAGGCCAATAGGTGACGCAGCCCACTTCAACAGCCGCAGGGTGTTCCAGCGCCCCGAGTCCTGCTTACTGGCCACCGCATCGAGGTATACCTCCAGAAGCTCAGTCACCTTTTTGCCGCCTGTCAGATTGGGGTCGGAGACCTTGCGATTCTCCATACGCTCGGCCCAACTCACAGCTTCAGCTCGGGTATCAAACGTCTTCGTCTTCTTGGTTCTAGTACCGGGTATGCGGACGATGGCTCGTATGGATGAACCGCGCTCTTCAAAGGATGCCAT